TCCCAGCCGGCCACGGTGGCCGGCTGGGGGGTACGATAGGAACCAATGCGAAGGGGAAACGCGATGAAGGCTTTCTGTTCAAACGACAATCAGGCAATCGGCTTCTGGAAAGTTGGATCGGCTAAAGTTCCTTATGCGCTCGCAACTCTTTACGCAGATGCTAGGCATCGCGTTCTTTTGTCGCGCCGCCTGCGTTGCCACTATGGCAAGATCATGGAATGCGAAAAGATCGCAACTGAAGAATACCTAGTTTTCTTGCTTCGCTCCCCAGTGCAAAAGATCATCAAATCTTTTGGGCCGCGGATGGGCTAGGCCACAGACCCGCAGGCCGCGCGGCCCCGCCGCGTAGCCTGCGGGCATGGAATCGATCGCGCTTATCGCTGCCGATGGTCTGGCCGAATCCGATGCCGTCGCCATCGCGCGCCGGCTCACGCATTCCGGCAGCGAGTTTCAAATCGAAATCGCCGGCATCATTGCCGGCGAGGGTTCCAGCGCCACCCCGATTGCCCTTTGGCATTCGGACGGTTGCCTAGCCGCGTGGGCTTGCTCCCACCGCTGGCGCGAAATGCAGACGCTGGAAATGTTCACCGACGAACGTTTCCGCGGGCGCGGCATTGCGTCCGCGCTGTCTGCCTTCCTCACGGCTGCCGGCATCCTCGACCGATCGCAGACGCTTGCCGTCTTCAATGAAACGACGCAGCGCATCGCGGAGCGGATGGAGTTCATCGACGTTCAGCGATACGAATGGAATGGCACCGATTGGGTGCGCATCGTGCCATAGACCGATACGCGCGGCGCGTTACCGCGTAGCGTGTATGGAATATGAGCGATGAACTGCGCGAGGCGATCGAATCCACGGCGACCGGCCCGAAGCGGGTGCGCACGGATGCCGGGGAAGTCGAATCGCAGGACGTTTCCAAGCAAATCGAAGCGGACAAGTATTTGGCCGCACGGGCTGCGGCCGGCACGAAGTCGCGCGGCCTGCGGTTTAACAAACTCATTCCGCCTGGATCGGTCTAGTGGGAATGTTGTCGCGAATGTTCGGCACGAAGCGGGCGCGGGTTGCGGCGCCGCCCGCCCGCGTGCGCGCGGGCTTTGATGCGGCCGAATCAACCGACGATCACCGGCACTGGGCGAATGCCGACTATCTGTCGATGGATGGCGCGCTCACGCCGCTGAAGCGTGCGCGGATGCGGAATCGCGCCCGCTACGAACGCATAAACAATTCATACTTGGCCGGCATCGCGGAAACGCTCGCGGTCGATTTGGTCGGCACCGGGCCGCGGCTGCAACTCACGACCGGCGCCCCCGATGCCGATCGCGAAGTCGAGAAGCGATTTTTCGATGATATGTGGCGCATCGATCTGCCGGGCAAACTCCGCACGATGCGGCAGGCGCGGCTCATCGATGGCGAATCCTTCGCGCAACTGTTCAGCAATCCGGCGCTGGATGGTGTGCAACTCGACGTTCGGCTTATCGAAGCCGAAATGGTCGCAACGCCAATCGGCATGGACGAAGGCGTAACGCCGGAAGGCTCGGCCGTCGATGGGCTGGAGTTTGACGCCGCGGGCAACGTGATCGCGTACCGCGTGCTGCGCTACCACCCAGGCAGCAATTGGTACACGGCGGCCACCGATTACACGCGTGTGGACGCGCGGAACATGATTCATTGGTTTAACCGCATTCGTCCGCAGCAAAATCGCGGAATGCCGGAAATCGCGCCGTCGCTGCGGTTATTCGCGAACCTGCGCCGCTACACGGAAGCCACGATTGCCGCCGCGGAAACCGCGGCCGATCTGGCCGCGTTCATCCATTCGAACAGCCCAGCCGCGGAAGTGGATGAGGTTACGCCTTTCGAGTCGATGGACATTGAAAAGCGTTCGCTTGTGACGCTGCCGGAAGGGTGGAGCGTTTCGCAGTTGAAGGCGGAACAGCCCACTAACACCTACGCCGCGTTTAAGCGCGAAATCATTGGCGAGATTGGCCGCAGCGTAGGGCTGCCGTTCAACATGGCGGCGCTGGATTCGTCTTCCTACAACTACGCTTCCGGCCGGATGGATTCGACCATCCACGTTGCCAACACGCGCGTCATGCGCGACGAACTGGAACGCATCTGCCTTGATCGCGTGTTCCTCGCGTGGCTCGACGAAGCGACGTTAATCGCCGGCATGATTCCCGCCGGCCTGCCGCCCATCACGGAATGGCAATGGTCATGGGTGTGGGACGGTCGCGAACACGTTGACCCGGCGAAGGAAGCCACCGCAACCGAAACGCGGCTGCGCACGAACACGACGACGCTCGCCGCAGAATACGCCAAGGCCGGCAAAAACTGGGAAACCGAATTGCGGCAACGGGCCGCGGAAATCGCGCTCCAGCGCGAGTTAGGGCTGCCGGAAATCGCGCCGGCTTCGCCCGCGATGCAACCCCAAACGGACGCGCAGGACGCATGAAAACCAAAGTTTGCTTTTCCGAAATGCCGGTCGAGTTCGTCGCGGCTGCGGCTGCGGCCGAAGGCGAATCCGCCGGCCCGCGGAAGGTTCGTATTGTCGCCTACACGGGCGGCGCCATCCGCCAAGGGTGGTCGCGCGAGCCGATCGTGATCGACCTTGCCGGCATGAAACTGCGGCAACAGATTCCGATCGTTCTAGGCCACGATTACGCGCTCGGTTCCATCCTGGGCCAGACCACCGGCAACAGCGTGGACGGCGGGCAGTTGATCGTCGAGGCCGAAATGCTGGCTTCCACGGATAGCGCGTCGCGCGTGCTGGAACTGGCGGATAAGGGCTTCCGGTGGCAAGCATCGATCGGCGCGGACGTTTCGCGCCATGAGCGCATTCCGGCCGATCAGACCGTCACCGTGAACGGGCAATCGTTCCACGGGCCAATTCGAATCGTCAAAGCCTCGACGTTGCGCGAGGTTTCTTTCGTGACCCTAGGCGCGGACGACGCAACCGCCGTGCAAATCGCCGCAGACGCGGAGGAAAACCCTATGGCGCACGACGCCAATGAACTGCCCGTTGAGCCGATTTCGGCCGCAACGGAAGCCCCGGCGACGGTCGCCGCGGAAGCCCCCGCCACCATCGCGCCGGCCGACGATTCGGCAGCCCTTCGGGCTGCGGTCGCGGCGCTCACGGAGAAAGTCGAAACCATGCAGAAACTCCAGGCCACGCGCGAGAGTCGCGCCCCGGCCGTTCACGTTGTGGCCGATGCGGTCGATAACACTCGCGTGGTCGAGGCCGCGCTGTGTCTCCAGGCCGGGCTGCCAAAGGCCGAAAAGGCTTTTGACGAGCGGACGCTGGAGGCCGCGGAGAAGATTAAGCGGACGGTTTCGCTTGGCGAGGTGTTTGTCGAGGCTGCCCGCGCGAACGGCTACAACGGTTCGCACCGGATTAACGCGACGAATCTTCCCCAGGTGATTCGCGCGGCTTTCGCCACGCACGCGATTTCCGACATTCTGTCGGCCGTCGCGAACAAGTTTTTGCTTTCCGGTTTTAATGCCGTGGAGCGGACTTGGGATGCGGTGTCACAGACGCGGAGCGTTTCCGATCTCAAGGCTATCAACCTTTTCCGCTTGAACGGTTCGTTCAAGTTTTCGAAGGTTGGCAACGGCGGCGAACTGAAGTCGGCCGACGCGAGCGATAGCAAGCGTTCGGTTTCGGCGGAAACCTACGGTGTGACGAGCAGCATCACGCGAACCGATCTCATCAATGACGACATGAACGCGCTTAGCGCGGTCACTTCGCGGATCGGTCGCGGCGCTGCCCTTGCCATGAATGAGGTGATTTGGGGCGAGTTCCAAAGCAGCAACAGCACTTATTACAGCAAGGCCACGGCGGGCGCCGGTAATGCCCTGTCGCTGACCTCGCTCAAGGCTGCCGCTACTGCCTATCGGAAACTCACCGACCCCGATGGGAACCCGCTCGGCATCGCGCCGCGCGTGCTTCTTGTTCCGCCGGAACTGGAGTTGACGGGCGCGGAGATGATGAGTTCTTCGCTTCTCATCAGCGGCAACACGACGGCCCAGGGGAACGCCAACGTTCTCGCCGGGCGCTATCGCGTGGTGTCGTCCGCGTATCTCACCAGCGCCACAACGTGGTGGCTGTGTGCCGACGCGGCCGATCTGCCCGCGATGGACGTTGTGTTCCTCAACGGGCAGCAGGCTCCCACGATCGAACAGGTGGAAGCCGACGCGAGCGTGTTGGGCGTCACCCTCCGCGGGTACATGGATTTCGGATGCGCCAAGGGCGAAAGCCTCGCGGCCTACCGCATGGCGACCGCTTGACGTTGAAAGCAAACCGTAGCCACCGCGGCGGCATCAGCGCCGCCGCGGTGGCATGACTAACCAAAGCGAACCCCTAGCAAAAAGGTTTTTCGATGGCTGCGTATAAGCAGGAAGGCGATAAGTTCGATTACACGCCAACGGCGGCGGTCGCCGTGGGCGACGTTGTTGTGCTGAATGACACGATCGCCGTGGCCGATCGCCCGATCGCGGCGAACGCGCTCGGCGCCGTGGCGGTCGAGGGTGTTTTCGAGATGCCCAAGGCCAGCGGCGCGATCGGTCTGGGTGCGGTGGTCTATTGGGATTCGACCAATTCCAACGTGACCACCACCGCCAGCGGCAACAAGCGGGCCGGCAAGGCTGCCGCCGCTGCCGCCAGTGCCGATACGGTTGTGCGCGTCGCGCTCAACATGGGTTGACAATTCCCACCGCAAGCCCCTGGACGCGGCCCTAACCGGGCGCGCCGGGGGTCTTGCGTGGGGTGGAGCGCGAGAATGGCAGACGTTATCCGCTCCGGTGCCGCGTGGCTGGCCGATCAACTCGCGGCGAGCGCCGGGGCGACGGTCGAATACCGGCGCGGCGCCAACGTCGCGACGATCACCGCGGTGGTCGGGCGCAGTGTGTTCGAATCGCAGGATCAAAGCGGCGTTTCGGAATCGTGGGAATCGCGCGATTACATCATCAAAACTGCCGACTTTCCGCACAGCGAGCCGCTGCGAGGGGATCGCATCGTTGAGACGCTTGGTTCCGATTCGATCGTGTTCGAAGTGGTTTCGCCGCGTGGTGTTCCTTTGTTCCATCACGGCGACCCGTTCCATTCCACTATCCGCGTGCATACCAAGCGCGTTGGCGTGACAACCTAGGAAGCCACCAATGCCGTTCTATTCGATCGCGCCGGGTTGTTTGCTGGTCGAGGCCGCGAACGCTGCCGCGTTCCCCGCGACCGGCGCCGCGAATACGATCTACATCGCGCAGGACACGAACGCGCTCTACCGTTGGACGGGGAGCGCCTACGTTGTCGTCAGCGCGTCACCGGACGAAGTGATCGAAGCGGCGAACCTTGCCGGGTTTCCCGCGACCGGCGAGGCCGGCAAACTGTACGTTGCGATCGACACGGGCAAAGCCTACCGATGGACGGGCAGCGTCTACGCGGAAGTCAGTTCGGCGCCGGTGCAAAGCGTGGCCGGGAAAACCGGCGTGGTAACGCTGGTGAAAGGCGACGTTGGCTTAGGCAACGTAGACAACACTTCGGACGCAGGGAAGCCGATTTCGACCGCCACGCAAACGGCGCTCAACGGGAAGGCTGCGGAGAGCCATGCGCATGGAAACATCACAAGCGACGGGAAAGTCGGCACGCTGCCATATCAAGCGCTGTGGACGACAACAGGGGGAACGGTTGAGGCGAGGAGCGATTTGCCCGCGTCTCTAATTGCGGGCGAAGCCGGCGTGTTTCTGGAGGAAATCAACGACGACGGCATAAATGATGCGCTGGATGTTGTGGGATTCGTTGCCAACGCACACCAACACGGCGCAATCACGGCAGACGGCAAGATTGGCACGGCAGCCGGCCAGG